GGCATACAGGCTCTCTGCTTTCAAAAAAGCCATGTGCGGGACATTTGTAATCATGAACGACTGCCATAGTTTCTCCTTAGTTGCTGGTCAAGATTAGGGCGTTGATAGTCTTGTGCTTTAGGGCGAATGCCCAGGTCTAATTTAAAACCGCTGCCATCATAGGTAAGCAGTCTTCTTCTCACCATGAGTGGCTTTGGTTGCTTTCTGAATTCCACATACTTTTTGCCAGCCTTGAGCATGACCGCAACATCGCCATTAATCCAATGCTCATAAGCACGGTTCACACGGGTCTGTACAAGCTCTGTGAGCGGGTATTTCCCATTGAGAAACACATCTCTTAGGTGCAAGGGATCAAGGCCGCATAGCTCGGCAAATAAAGCAATGGAGATACCGCGTTTCTTGTCACGCATAAACGCAGGAATCACTTCCATCATCTGACGCTTACTGAGGCCCAACGCCAATCGCCTTTAAGTAGTTGTTGATTTGCTTATCCACCACTGGCACTTGCACGGGTGTTATCGCCTCTTCTTTGCGATCACGCGTCATACGCATTTGCAGCAACCTTGGCATGAGTTGCTCGGCAAAAGCTACGCAAGCAAGGGCTGTAGCAATGACACGATCATCCTTATTGCGCCCATAGGCAGCAATGGAACCCTGATCTCTCACAATGGATTTCATTTCTTCCAGTAAATCCATTGAGTAGACATTCATCATCCCGCGCTCAAAGTAATCCTTAAAGTAATTCAACATCCGCTCTTTGGAAGAATGCGTAGTGAGATAACCAAGCGAGTTGGAGACGCCACCCAGTGAATCATTACGCCGCCAAAGGTAATGCTGCATGTGGGATAGCACATCCATCAAACCTCTGGCCTTGCGTGGCTCCATCGTCTGTGCCTGACGTTTGAGGTTGCGCATCTCATTGATGACCGCCTGACCTGGCCCATTCACTTCTAAGTTGAGGGTGGAGTTTTTATAAGCCCCTGCCAGGTAGCAGACAACCCAGGCGAACTGGTAGGTGTTGAGTTCTGAGGTAGCGAATTCCGCAACCTGATCAAGTCCATCTGCATAGCAGCGGTAGATTTGGATGCAGAAACGATCAGCCCAGTCGCTGCTTCCATATGCTGGATCAGCACCGATGACGTAGTAGGCGTTATCAACAGGTTCCTCCCATACCTTAAGCGTTGCCATGCGCTCTGTTGAGTTAATTAACTCAGTGTCTTCAAAGTATTGTCCCATTGAGAAACGGTAGAACCGAGGTAATAACTGCTTGGCAACCTTGGCTTGATCAGTGCAACGGGCGTGTGAGAAGAAACTCGAACCCGTCATGATGAAGGCATAGTCTTCAGTGGGCGGGAACTCCTGATACATGAGGGCTTCATCCTTAATCCCCTCATTCATCTTCCACCGCCACCAGGCAATCTGCCTTGAATTGATCTCTACCTGGTAGAGCTTCTTAATCTCTCTTGTCCATTCCTTTTCTTCAGGACTTAACTTTCCATCCCAGTACACCTTGTAGACATCGGACTTGGCATCAGCACTGTAGAGTTCATTACGCCACCAGCCACAGAAAATGGCTTTTTGCGTTCTTGCACGTTTGGCAACGGCCCACATGTCATGCCACATGTTGAACCCACGCGCTGTGCTTTCAAAGAGGTAAAGCCTATTGGGGTTCTTTTCTGCCAAAGACGCTAGCAGTGATGCCAATCCCTCTTCATCACCCCAAGATGATGTCTCTGTGCCATGCAAATAGGTAATCCCCTTACCACGTCCTAATGAACCCTTGGCCCGCAAGCCAGCGACTTGGTAGAAAAGCCTTGATCGATTCTTTAAGACCATCTGATTCCTGTTATGCGTCATTAAAGGAATCTTGTACTCAGGAGGTAATCCATCCATGTACATAGCAAGTGTCGTTCTGAACTGGTCTCGGTTCTCTTCCGTATCGGTAGTGAGCGTTCCCTGAAACCCAGGGTTCTTAAAGTGCCAGTAAAGGTCTAATGCAAGGGAGATGGTGGTAATCCCAAGCTGCCTACCTTTAAGAATCACAAAAAAATGGATGTCATTGTTTAGACCCTTGGCAATCTCTTCCATCACATAGGTCTGGCTACCAAGCAAACGCTGCCCAAGACGCTGTATGCCTAACTCTTTGGTTTCAACCTTCAGTTCCTTGCAGAACTTGTAGAAGTGATTGAGATCAAACTTCATTCAATGCCTGGTTCATATTCGTAATAAGTGCAAACCTTTTCTGCCAGCAAGCCATCTCGGATGCAGATCAACACTACTTCCTTCCCATCATGGCTTTCTTTTAGTCCAATCTCTTGGCTGTAGTGGCAGTTTCTGCAATCGGGCTTCAATTCCATAGTTTTCCTTTAACCACAACACCGTCTTTTGTTCATCAGCACTCAAAGGACGTTTCTTTCTCTCATCCTCATACCACTTCATCGCCAGATACGGATAGCTTGGATCACCTTCTGCATACTTCGTAATCCATCTCACCGCATCATCATGCTTCACTCAATCCTCCACACCCTTACACCATTCTCCACCTTCCTTGCTGTGAACTTCTTTCCCGTTCTTCTCCACTCTCTATAGTTAGCATTGCATAGCTTAGATAGATCACCACCTTCAAGGTAGAAACTATCTCCTAGTTCTAACTGATCATAAGGGTATTTAGGCCCTGTCTTCCTCTCCGGTATATCTAAGCCTCTCTCTAACGTAAACATCTCGTACATCTCCATGTTGTCGATGTACTCATCATACACAAATAGATATTTAAGGTAGGCAGGAAAAGTGAATTTTCCTTGGGGCGGAACGAGTTATGGTGCACCTAAATCCCGACCCCCCGTCCCATTCACTTGCGCCAAGAGCGATCGATCTGTGCGACTGGTTGCGGCCAATGCCTACCCGATCAACCTTGAGCACGTGCCTGCTCATGCACTGCGCAGGTGGAAAGGTGGACGGTCTAGCCCCTTGTACCCTTATCGAATAAATCTATTACGCGCGTGGATATAAGAGATTACATCCATCAACCCCTACACCATGAGTCTTAGGATTACCCATATATAACTATATATAGGAAACCCTATATCCCTATATATAGTTTTTAAGATCTTAAGAGTACATCTCTAGCATGGAATATATCTTAGAGTGTATTTGTGTGAATCTAATACTAAAGTACATATAGCATATAAGCAAAGCATGTGATTATTCTCTTACTTAACCTTACTTGGAGATAACACATGAAAGCACTAAACGTAATCGGCAATGTCTTAGCAGTTTCATTACTTGGTTTCATTGCTTTGCATTTCATTGCACTAGTCGTCTTGTGCCTTGGTGCAAAACTAACCGGATTGATCGCCTAACTAACCACAAAGGGGCTAACCGCCCCTCCCAACCTTTGGAGATACATCATGGCTAACGGTTTCGTTTTTTATCGTGGCATTTCACCAATCGACAATGCACCAATAGTCGGGATTGCAGTGCTCAAATCACGCAATATCAAAACGGGAAATATGGTGCAAACTTACATTATCCGATCAGACATCCACCCGGTGGATGCAGTAGATGCAGGGGCTGATCAATCAATCTGTGGCAATTGTGTGCATCGTGGCAATGCTGCAGCTGGTCGCAAGCGTACCTGCTATGTTGATCACGGAAAATCAGTCAGTGCAATTTATAAAGCTTTCAAACGTGGCAGTTATTACGATTGCACACATAACCTTGCACATGCTGCAAGCATTATTAAGGGTCGCAAGGTCAGACTAGGCGCATATGGCGATCCAGCCATGATACCTGCAGAGATATGGTTAGCCTTGCTCGAGTTTTCTGCAGATTGGACTGGATACACGCACCAATGGTCGCAAGCTTTTGCGCAGGCACATCGGGAAATATGCATGGCAAGTGCAGACTCAATCGAAGATCGGGATTTAGCCCGTTCGATGGGGTGGCGTACTTTCCGCGTTATCCCGATCAATGCTCCTATGCAATTAGTGCGTGAAATACATTGCCCGGCTAGTCCCGAAGGTGGCAATCGTAAACAATGCATCGATTGTGGCGCATGTGACGGAGCGTTGAAGCCCTCGAGCGTATCAATTGCAATCGTCGCGCATGGTAAGGCTGCAGCCCATGTCTAACCGTCTGAAACAAGCTTTAATCGATTGGAGCATTGCCACCCTTTTCGGGGTGGCTTTTGCACTCGTTGTTTTCTTCAACCTTTGAGGATCATATGACTATCTTAGAAAAACCAGATGGAGGTATAGCAGTGCGCGTATTCGAGAATCATCGCGGCCAATGGGTTGTTCAGTTGATCGATACAGACGCTGATCAGATTTTCCCGACAATGAAATTGTTTCAGACTGAAGCGTTAGCCCTTGCCTACGCTCACAGCATCATTGACTGACCCGCCCTCGAGTCCATTTAACCTTTGGAGATAAACCACTATGATCGAAGACACAAAACCAGTCACGCTCGAAGATTGTGCCATTGACCTATTCGAAGATGCGTACATCAAGCACAAAGACGAGCACACAGTCACACTAGTGATTAACCGTGAGATATGGGACATGCTTGAGTCATTCTGCAAGTCCTAACCCGCTAGCAATGCCCCTGAGAGCCCTTAAACGGGCTTTTGAGGCGTTTTCTTACCTTTACTGGAGTAAACCTACATGGAAGATAGACAAGTCCCTTCATGGCTCGATTTAATCGATCATCAAATTCAACCCGATAAATGGTTCCGACCGGTCGATCAGGTCTGGCGTGAACACGGTTGGAAGCCACCAAGCACTGAGTGTCTGGAGACTATGCGGAAGCACAAGGCATTTAGGACATGGTCGCATTACACACCCTCGCGGGAGTCCCAATCATGAAAGATAGCCTAATCATTAAAGCGTATGAGTTGCTGATCGAGCAGTATGAAAAGCAAGTAAAAGAGATGGATGATGATCAGATGAACTCGACCCTGATTTATCACACGGCATTACGAGTCTATGAGGAGGCGATCTTTCAGGCACTCGGATACAAAGCCCTGCACAAGCTAGCAACCGAGGCAGATAAGCGTATTGAAAAAGAGTTTGGCAATAAGCGATTCGGGATTGCTGAGTGCGTGGAAGAAAACTTTTTACACAAAAGTAGGCCCAATCATGAGTAAGAAGCAATTAAAAGATATCGAGACCCAAGCCATGATCGACAAGTGGCAAGAAGAACTGGCAAGGCATGTTGCTTACTTGCCAATCCTATGCGAGCAGGCAGGGGTTGATGAGCATGAGCTACATCGTGCTATTGAGATTCACTTCTATGTTCGCAGTATGAGCAAGGGAGCTATGCAATGAATCAAGACTTTGAGTGTCCGAGATGCGGGCATTGCTGCCAAGCACTAGAAGAAAAGCAAGAGCCTGTAGCTTGGGCAAGTAGCCTAGATTTTGATGATGATGATCAAGAGATCATTGCAGCTAAAGACAAGGGCAAATTAGGCACTAGCAATTGCGACATACCGCTTTACACCGCACCAAAGCAATGGGTTGGACTGACTGACGAAGAAGTTTCAGATGTCATTGATGACGTGCTCGAAGGTGGTGGTTGGTTAGATGTTGCAAGAGCACTTGAGGCAGCAATTAAAAGGAAAAACGCATGAGCAGAAAAGCTATGCAGATGGCGCTTGAGGCGCTGGAGAGTGATCCAATAAGTCATGCTGGGCTTGTTAGCAGAAAGCAAGCTATCACCGCACTACGCCAAGCACTGGAGACAGAGCGTGAATGGGTTGGACTGACTGATGAGGAGATACATGACTTGATTTATCTATCTCAAAAAATTGATGCTAGTAATTCACCTTGGTTTGATTGTTTGGGTTTTTACCGTGCCATTGAGGCAAAGTTAAAGGAAAAGAATCAATGAGTGGCAACCACAACATGAAACTCATTGCTAGCCTGGCACAAGTCAATGACTTTGTGATGGTGCATAGCAACGAACTACAAGCAATCCTGGACTATGTGCAGGACATGGAACAAAGGATAAGTATCGTTCGTGAGCAATTGCAGTATCTGGTTGCAGAATCTGTAGAACCTGATGCAGAACCAGAGGCTTAACCCCTCTTTCCTCCCAAAGACCCCCCTACCCCAAACAAGAACGGGGTAGAGAGGGGAGGTTCCTCCGCTGCAAGCAGCATCTCGATGTCAGTCTCCTGACCCCTCGGCTTCGAGATAAGACCAGCCGCGCCGGTTCTTCGGGAACTGCCCCCTAGTCTTGCGACATACGGCGTACCACCTCAACTCCGAGCCACCATGGTAAGTGCCTACTATCGTGCGGAGTACGGTCTGGTAAGAAACAAAAAAGCTGTTTGGTCTGCACCCTGGTGAGAGTCCCTTGGGGGTAATCAAGGGCAGGGCACATACCAAACAGCTCTATCCGCTCTCACACAGACAACTTGATTGTAACCAAGCTCGCTAAGGCGCGCTAAGGCGCGCGAACTATCTATCCGACGAACGGTAGATTATTAGCTATGTACATATGTTCCTAGTGTGTCATAATCCATCTTGCTGTACTTAACCAAAGGGGTAATCATGAAAAATTTGAAGTTAATCGAGTCCGATCTGTATGACATCAGGCTCAAGACAGTCCACATCATTGAGGGCTGCGCCAACATTCATCGAGTGCTTGCAAGTGATTGGGACTTTATGTCTGAGTATCAGGTCAAGGTCATTGAACGCTTAATCGGTGAAGTTGAAGAGCTGAAGGACATGCTCAACCATATCAAGAACCGTGATGCTCGCAAAGACATTAGCACTTGCTTTGATGAGGAGGCAGCATGACTAGCTTTGACACTGAATCAAGACGTAAAGCCATATGGGCTACTGATGCTCGCAAGATCGTAGACGGTCGTGCTGCTGATGTTTACCTGGAGAAGATAGGGCAAACAGAGCGTGAAGACATAAGCCACATTGAAGCAGTGCAATGGGGTTTGAAGTTGCAGGACGTCATTGGCCGTGAGGCTAGTGCCAGACTCAAGATGGAACTCAAAGAAGCAGATTACGAGTTGTATCACCCTGAGCATACCTGGATGGCTAGTCACTTTGACTTCATTAGTGCTGATGGCACGACACTGGTCGAGGTCAAGAACTACAACCAATCAAAGAGGAATCAATACGATGCTGAAATCGGTCTTATGGCACCGACGGACAGAGCGCAAGTTGTACACGAGGCTGCGGTACACAGGGTACAGCGTTGTGTACTTGCAGTGCTGTTTGGAGGTCAAGAACTGGTACTTATTGACAAAGCAATATCTGACAGTGAGAAAGACGCGCTCATACAACTGGAAAGCCAACTATGGGCCTCAATACAGACAAACACGCCTCCAGAAGCCAGCACAGTGGATTCGGCACGAAGGTTATTTCCTACCTCGACAACTCAAGCCGTGGTCGCCACCTCTCAACTGGAACAAGCCTGCCAGCAATTGAAAGCGATCAAGACGCAGATCAAGCAGTTCGAGGAAGCAGAAGACAAGCTGCAAGGTTTCATACAAGGGCAAATGAAAGAAGCAGGCTCACTCATCAACTTTGACGGCAAGGTGCTTGCAACCTGGAACAGTGCCAAAGGTTCTAAGCGCTTTGATCCAAAGCTACTGCAAGCAGAGATGCCTGAAGTCTATGAGCGTTACATCGTTGAACAACCTGGCTCACGGAGGTTTTTAGTCAAATGAGCAATCTAGTCGATCCAACAAAACTTGATCAGTCGATCATTGATTCAATCGTATTAAGAGGAGACTTGAGTGGTCTTAAAGAAGAACAGCTTACCGGCTACTATAACTACCGCTGCCAACAAGTCGGACTCGATCCTTCTGCAAAGCCGTTCGATCTTCTTGTGCTCAGTGGGAAGAAAGTACTGTACGCGAACGCAGGGGCCACACAACAGCTCTGCAATTTGCACGGACTGTCCACTCAGATCACTAACCGTGAACGAGTTGAGGACGTGTATTTGGTATCTGTACGATGCACTGGAAAGGATGGAAGAGCATCTGAAAACCAGGGAGCAGTCGATATTAAAGGACTCTCCGGTGAACGTCTTGCCAACGCGCTCATGAAGGCTACAACAAAGGCTATTCGTCGAACCGTACTCGCGCACGTCGGACTGGGGATGCTTGATGAAACTGAACTCGACACTATCCCGACTAATCAATATCAGAAGGTTGATCTGCCGGTTGCTACGCCTCTACAACCGCTTGCTGAGGTCATTGAGGGTAAGTACAAGGTATTAGTTCCAGAGGGCGATAAGAGCAAGGTTTACAGCTCTCACCAGGATGAAATGCAATGGCAAGATAACTTCTTTGGTTTGATTGGTAAGATCGCTGATTCGAAGAAGATGACAACGGAGGAGAAGAACGCCAAATTGGCGTCACTCTTTCGGGTCAACCACGAAACCATCGATAACTTTGGCGGGGTTGCAGCCATTGCATTCAAGAAGCGCTGTCACGATCATGCGGTCGAGGGTTTTGTCGCAAAAAAGGTAGTGACTCTGGAGGCGGAGGAAGAGGTAGTGTTCGATTGACGCAGACGCAGGCAGTGCTTGAGCGTTTGCAACAAGGAACGCTCACGCAACTGCAAGCCTATGCAGAGATTGGTTCAACAAGACTTGCAGCCAGAGTCGAAGAACTAAGGAAACAAGGTCACACCATCGTGACACACACAATCAACCGTAATGGCAAATCCTTTGCCGAATATCAACTAGTGAGGAAATAATGGCTTACGAACAGCAACAAGGCAGTGGCGTACTTTTCACCGTTAAAGAGAAGAAGTCTGACAAAGCACCAGACTGGTCAGGAAGTTTCACCTGCGATCAGGCTTACAAGCCAGGTGATGTGATCAAACTGTCAGCATGGACAAAACGCAGTGCTTATGGCGATCTGATCTCGATCAGGGTGAATAACTTCGTACCAGGTCAGCCTGCAAGGCAAGGCCGTGAGGTGAGCTATCAAGACGATGACAGTGTGCCGTTCTGATGTTATGCCCTAAGTGCGCCGAACGTGGTGAGCACAACGATACGATCATCCTAGAGACTCGCAGGTATGGTGGTAAGAAGCCTGCTAACTCTTGGGTGACACGCAGGCGGCGTTGCGTCGCTTGCTTGTATCGATTCACGACGACAGAAGTCATTAAAGGCGCTAATGACAAGGTATGGGACGCTGCATTGCGGGAGGACATGGCATGACAAAACTGACAGAATCCCACATGAAGGTGCTTAAGTATCTTTCCAAGCGAAAGACTGAAGCCACCTTCAAAGACATTCAACTACAAACCAGGCTTGGCATTCCGACAACCAAGTACGTTATTCGTGCACTGCTTCATGATGGATACATCAAGAAACGATCAGAGAGGCTCAATCGCGTAACGGAACGGTTCTATACCTTTGCCAGCTGGGAGCCAGTACCGAAAGAACCTGTTAAGAACCCTGTCAAGTTCACTAAGACGCGTATTACGATAGAACCTAAGTTCTTCAACAATCCGTTTAGTGTAGGTGCTTCATGAGTGAGATGAGTAGGGAAGAGATGCAGGCCAAGAT